TTCGACTATGATCCATTTCTTGCTGATCGTGTTTACACTGAATTCAAAATGGCTATTGATGAAAATATTCCAGCCGCTCCATTTGGCTTAATCTCAGAAAAATTTCGTGATAAACCAACTGGCAGAATTATCGCTCCATTTCCATGCTCTTATTGTCCATATCTACAAGAATGCAAAGGCCCTTATCAAAAAGAATTCAAAAATGGTTCGCCCAAATTCATCTTCAAAGGAGAAGAACAATGTCAAAAATCGTAGGTGCTGGTTGGTTTAAAAAAGGAGAAAAGGGAGATTACATCTCAATTTCTTTCAAAGAACAAGAAATGCAAGATGTGGATCTGGTTAATAGTTGGGTGAACATGTCAGTGAATTCAAAAAAAACTAAACCTACTCATCCTGATTATTTAATTTCAGTGTCACCGAAAGCTTCACAACAAAAAGCTCAATCGCCTAAACCTCAACAACGCCAGCAAGCAGCTTTTCCTGAACCTCCCGGATGGGATTCAGATGATCCAGGATTTTGATATGAATAGAGTCATAGACTACATTCAACAACGACAGGCTTTAATAGAGCAGCTCAAAGAAAAAAGAACTGCTTCTGATCTTGAATTATTAAATTGGTTTGATTGTGTTCTTTGGGACATTCGACAGCTTATTGAGCTTGTTGAAATGGAAAGAGTTTTTATTCCAGATCCAGAAGAGGTTGATAATGCAAGCATTTCATAATGATGAAAAAATCAAACAAAAATATCTAAATCGCATTAAAGCACATGCTAAAGCAGATGAAATTGTAAAAGGTGTCTATTGGGAAAATGGTAAAGGATGTGCTGTTGGATGCACGATCCATTCATCAAATCATTCTTCTTATGAAGAAGAGCTTGGTATACCAGAATGGTTAGCTCTAGTTGAAGATGCTATTTTTGAACAATTACCTTCTAATGAAGCTAAACTTTGGCCGGTAAAGTTTTTATCTACAATTAATATAGGTGCCGATTTAAATAAAATCAAAGCACCATTTGTAATTTTCATTTTGAAATCTAATTTTGATAATTTCGATCATTCAAAATATCCAGAATGCAAATCAGCAATCGATAAATGTATTGAGCTATGGGAAAAATATCCTAAAGGACCGTCTCTTGCCAAGTCCACTGCCGAGTCCGCTGCCTGGTCCGCTGCCTGGTCCGCTGCCAGATTCGCTGCCAGATTCGCTGCCGAGTCCACTGCCGAGTCCGCTGCCAGCTCCGCTGCCGAGTCCGCTGCCGAGTCCGCTGCCAGCTCCGCTGCCGAGTCCGCTGCCAGATTCGCTGCCTGGTCCGCTGCCAGATTCGCTGCCAGATTCGCTGCCTGGTCCGCTGCCAGCTCCGCTGCCTGGTCCGCTGCTTATACAAAATTTGCGAATAAGCTTTTACAGCTTTTAAAAGAATGCAAATGAACTTTCTATATAAGCATCTTATGGCCGCTGGATTTGAGATTGAAATCACCGATGGAGAGATTAAATTCATTCATTCTGCTTTGGGAGAGGCAAGATTTGTGGATTGGTCATCTGAAGCCTATAAACAACTAAGAGAGCATATTGAAAAGCTGAGGGGGAATTGTGGCGGGGGGACCGCACTCAAAGACATCTCGTCCATTGAGTCGAGAAATAAAATTGTTACGTAAAAAAATTGGTATGAGAGAAGTCAAAGGAGGAGAGAGAAAATGTTTAAGATGTGGATGCATATTCAAATCTCCGGACTTGAAGCAGCAAAAAATGTGTGATTACTGCAGAACATGGAATGAATAATCAAGTGGACGACCATGAATTCTATGACGATTGGGAATTTTATAATGATTGGAATAATAAAATGAAATGGATGCCACCTAAGCCAAAATTTATTAAAGCTAGCTATTCTATTCTTTTTCCAAATCATGGAATTGGAGGTTCAGGAGATATTATATTATCTGGCGATTTTGATTCATGGTATGACCGTGAAATCAAGCCATTGTTTGAGAATGCTAACGAAGTCGTTAGTCATAAGAACTGGGGTGGATGGTATGAGGGATGCGGACCTGAGGAAAATCCAAGTAAACGCGCTTTGCTCATCAAAATCGAGCCGATAACAGAGGAAAATGCTGAATCAATTCTACAAGAACTTCATGATTGTTGGGAGATGACACAAAAATTGCCGTCATATCAAGAGTTCAATCTAAAAAAAGATCCATCAAATGAAAAAGGTCTTTATGAGAGCAAGTTTTTGAGCGTGCTGAGAAAGACGAAGTCTTTACTTGAGCGCAAAGGGAAATTGAAGTGACATGGGCAAGTAAGCTTGGCGGCGTGGGAAGCTGTGGCAGGTAACAGGAGTAATTAACTTGTGACTGTGGCATAGGGCCTAAAGAGGTCTGAAGCTGAACCACTGGAGACACGCACATCTTTACCGAGATGGTCTAGAACAACGGTATTATGTTCGACGATGAGGCCAGAGTCGCGCGTGGCCTAAGCTGAAAGCCCACTTTTTGAAAGGAGAGAGAGAAATGAGAGCCATGAAGTGCCCGATATGTGGCAAGTTCCTTAAGAATATTTACTGCATCTTTAATGAATTCGATGACTCTATTACTGAAGTAATCGGACAATGTATAAAGCATGGAGAGGTTCTCACCGATGACTGGTCATGCGAAGATTTCTTTCCGTATCCAAAAATCAAAGAGAATGAAAAGACTCTATGACTTTGTCAAAAAATGAGAAGATAAGAGAATGGTGGATACAAAATGTTTCTGAATATGAAGACGAATGGGGACAAGTAATTGTATCAACAGATTTAAAGCTTATTGAAAAAGATTTCAAGAAATATGGTAAGGTTCATGTCATCGAATATTCTGCCTATGAAGCGCTGCAAATCGAACTAGAGCGGGCGAAATTTATTCTAGCAATGATAGCCACAGAAGAGTTTTGTGAGGAATTTGACCATTATAAACCCATGGCCGAAGAATGGCTCAAATCTTTGGAGGAGAAATGAGCCAATTCAAACAATTTTGCGCTGACAACACAAAATAACCCTTCTATGCTTTCCTAAAATTAGAGGAGAGCATTCATGAAATATTTATTTTTATTATTAATTTCTATCTCAGCGCAGGCTCAAATAACTGGGCTTAGTCTTATTGATATCAATGGTGATCAGATCAATGATACGGCCACAAGTTACGGGCCATTTACAAATGGTGCGTCATATACATTTGATATGACAAAAATTCCAGCAAATGCGCATTTTAAAGCGCTCACCAATACAAACATCAAGCGAGTGAGATTTGATCTAAAATCTCCGGACGGCAAAATACTACTTCAGTCAGCTAGCACTAATTCTCCTTTTAATTGGTCATGGACTTTAATGCAGGGTTCATACCGGGTGCAGGCTGATGGATATGATTCAACTGGCAAATACATTAACTCATTTTGGTTTAAGCTCACGATTCCAAATTGGATAAGTCCACAAGCCTTGTGGGTGGATGATGATGGATTGCAATCTGTGGGACTGCCTAAAGTTTATAAAACTATCTCAGATGCCATCAACGCGGCTCCTGCTGGAGGCCAAGTTTTAGTTTTGCCAGGTACTTATGCCGGCTTTCGCTTGGATAAAAATCTCTCAATTATTGCAATGGAAGATACGCTTCATAAGGTAAATCCAAATTTTGATCCGGACAATTCATCTTGGCCAGTGATTATCAAAAACGCCACTGCTGATGCGATTCAAATTAAAGGCTCAGCCCATAATGGCACCATCTCTGGCTTGTATGTGGCTCAATCAGAGCAAGCTGACGGGGGAGGAATTCATGCTTATGGACACGGCACTCCCACCAACTACACAGAGCTATGCGGATTTATGAACATCATGGGAAATAAGATAGAGAACACTTATTCAGATGGAATCAAAGCTTCTCAGTGCACAAATTTGAATGTGTACGGGAATCTTGTGAATAATTTCGGGGTGAGCGAAAAAAAGCAAGGAATTGATTTTGTAGCCGTGGCAAACTCGATTGTGGCAAATAATAAAGTGCTTAAAGGTCCGATTGGATCTGATTTCAAGGGCGGCTCAATTAACATCAAGCTTTTTCATAATCAATTCCTGGGCCCATTTGGATGGGTGGCACAAAGTGGTGAGCCCTCAGATCAGACTGCCTACATTTACTACTATTCTGGGCATGGGGGACAGTATGGTTTAAAATACTTTCTTGCCATGAATAACACTTTCACCGGAGCCAGTGATGATGTGTTTATTCAAGATTGTCAGCAATGCACGTATGTAAACAATACTTTGACGCACAATAAAATCCCGATTGGCACTAATCAAGGAATTAATGCTGATATCTGTATTCAAAACAGTGGCACTCCAGCACCTGAGCCTTATCTCACTACAAGCAACTGTACATTGATCTGGCCTCAGGCGATTAAAGTCTTATCTCCTTGGGGTTGGGATATGGTTCCTCCGGGGATCATGCAATGAAAACTTCCAATGCCAAAGCCAAAGGCCGTAAACTCTGCCAGGAGCTTCAAGGTAAGCTTCTGGCCTCATGCCCTACTCTTGACCCCTCAGATATCACTGTGACCTCTTCTGGTGCCCCTGGAGAGGATTTAAAGCTATCCAAAGCTGCAAGAGATCTTTATCCCTTTACTTTTGAATGCAAGAACCAAGAGAAGCTCAATATCTGGGCAGCACTTAAACAGGCTGAGTCTCATGCATTGAATACCGAGCACACGCCAGTGCTAGTGTTCTCTAAAAACAGATCTGAGACTTATGCATGTCTAAAACTGGATGATCTTCTAAGATTGTTCTTAAACCCAAAGATCAAGGTAGATTCATAGACCCCTTCGGGCTGATTACTTTGTGAGAGAGTTATAGTTATTTAATGGTTATTAATTAATAAAAAAATACTTTAGTAAAGTAAATTAAGACGGGCTTAAGACAAATACCACCGACTCTTTTACCCACCCACCTAGGGATTTGAGGTAATAGTGCCAAGTGCTATTCTTTTCTCTCCTATAAGGATAACTCCCTCACCAATTGCGTGCTATGCGGCACGCCGTTAGATCGGTAGTCTACGCAAAGAAATACTCAAAGAAGCGTTCGGGGATGGTTAGCCCCCTGGCTCGTACAGAGTTTCCTTTTTTAGAGAGATATCTTGTGGCCAAGAGAAGATCCCCTTTTAAGCTAGGCTGTCGGTATGATCGAGTATTGTTCACTAGCTCCCCTTGGTTTTCCTTCTCTGCCACGCCAAAGCTTATTGGGCTTAGGGCTACCGCGTGATTTTTTGACTTTACACGCACCATATTGTCATAGTATGTATTAACTACCATACACGCAAGATATTGTCAGGGTTCCGGGGGATTTTCAAGATCCCCCAGCCCACTTTATACGATCAGTCATGAAAATATTTCCTTGCCAGGATATAAGCATTTCAATCAGAATGGCTTTTCTATGGAAAATGTTAGAGATGCTAAAGCCATTAATGATGACTATACAAAACTCTGTGCTCAATGGGGACATAAAGCTTATTTGCTTGAGCTTTTACCTAAAGAGATTAGTGAGTTAAAAAAACGCATGGATCAATTGGGATTAGAACTGCGTGCATTAGAAGAAAAAACAAATGAACCGAAATCAACGTGAAGTATTTCTGATCTTGAGAAAAGTTTTTCCTCACATCAAAAAAGAAACCCTAATGTTTGCTTGGACTAAAGCCGGGGCTGAAGAGAAGTTGAAAAAAGGAATTGCGCTTGTTGGCAAAAAAAAAGCTATTAAAGTTCTAGCTGAAACAATTACCGAGGCTAATTTAATAAAAAAACAAGGAGAATATGATGGAAACTACTCAATCGACCAAGCAAGAGGAATTACCAATTCATGAACAAGACAGAGGAGAGAATTTCTCTAAAGCAGAGCTTGGTGATGCTATTATGTTTCCTATCACTAGAAAAGGCTTTGAGAACTTAATTGAAACTTGCTGCAAGCATTTAAATGTTCCGGTGAACAATGCCGTGAGGCAAGTCGTTGCTGGCTATATTCATCACGTGGGTAACGATAAAGATATTACATCTATTGCTGAAATCAGCAAAGTTATTTGGAAGTCTATTGCTAATTCAACAAGCTGGATCATTGATCAGGAAATTAAAGAAGCCATGAGGCTCAGGCAAGCTGCCATTCAAGCAGAAAATAAAGCCAATCTTGAGGCTAGACTTAAAGCTGAGGCTGAAGAAAAAAGAAAGCAAAAACAACAAAAGCGCTCTAAACTCAGTAATGGAGCAAGTCTAACAACAATCCCTGGTGGTGCCTCTGAATCATCAGAACAAACAACTACAAATTAAATGGTATGAAAGACTTAAAAGTGAAGGCTTTGAGGACATTGAAAATACCGCTCTTGAATCAAGACCTTTACTTGAACTTCATTCCGTTAGATTTGCTACTCAATATGGGCGACAAAAACAAATCAAGAATTCAAAATACTATGAGCGCGTCTCCCATCTTTCTTGCCATGCGTCTTTTGATGATATTTGCTCTACCGTTACTAATCATTTTAATAGCGTAACCAAAGATGAAGCTCAGATTATTTGGGATATGCATGTTGACGGAAAATCAGAGAGATTCATCGCATTTAAAGTGAATAGATCAAAAACCTGTGTGCATCAGGTGATTGAAAGACTCCTAGAATGGTTAGAATTTTATGACTGTGAACGTGATAATTAGAGAATTCAAACCAGATACAGATGAGGCGTTCATCTATTCTTCTTGGAGAAACTCTAGTTACTATATGGCAGTCACTGAAAAGCCCGGCACTCCGAAAATGGTGTTTAGAAAACTCTCACACCAGATTAAAGAAATTTTGAAGCATGCAAAAGTCAGAATTGCTTGCGCTGAAGATGATATGCGAGTCATCTTTGGCTATTGTGTTTACACCAAAGATCATTTAAATTGGATTTATGTCAAAGAAGAGTTTAGAGAAAAAGGAATTGGCAATCTACTCATGCCAAAAACTATTTCGACAGTTACAAATGATCTTACAAAAATTGGAAAGATCATTGCAGAAAAGAAGAACCTAAAAGTCAAAGGAGAAGAATATGAATCAGGAAACTACCACTGAAGATAAGCCTCGCCGAGGACGACCGCCAAAAGAAGTTGTTCAAGAAACTACTAAACAAGATTCATTTGAGGGATTGAAAGCTTTAGGCATTCCACTTCAATGGGTGGTTTTCCAAAATGCCGTTAGATCTTGGAATGATACTCCTCAATTTCAGCTTTTTGATGCAAATCCAAGTGAAGGTGCAAAAAAAGAAAAGCAAGCTAAACTTTGGGCTACGCCTCATTTTCTTGTTTGGGAAGCTCAAGGCAAGCGTGATATGATTCCAATGAGTAATGTGCGAGATATGCGAGTATTATAAACAAATGGCATGTAGCTCAGTTGGTAGAAGCATCGCCCTGTTAAGGCGACGGTCGCATGTTCGAATCATGCCATGCCAGCCAAATATATGACGCAGTACCCTGTAATATCAAGGATTTATCATGGGTTTTAAGCCAGGCAATCCGGGCAGACCAAAAGGAGCAATAAGCAAATATTCTCGCATGGTGGAAGAAACAGCGGGGCGCCTTGAGTGTGATCCATTTGAAATTTTACTTAAATTCGCTAAAGGAGACTGGGAAGCACTGGGATATGATTCAAGTGTGATGATTAAAGAATCAGCTGATGGCAAAAGCACATTTACAGACTACACTATTTCGCCTGAACTGAGAGCTAGATGTGCAGAAAAAGCTTGCGAGTATCTTTACTCTAAGCGCAAATCAATTGAGCATATTCAGAACAATGTACTTGAGGGCATGACGCCAGAGCAGAAACTAGAAGCAATGAAACAAGCTGTGAAACATCTTGAGGGGGAGATAAGTGATAATCGAGGGGGATTGTCTCGAGAAGTTAAAGACACTGGAAGCAAATAGTATTGATGCTGTGGTGACGGATCCGCCATATGGCTTAAAGTTTATGGGAAAGAAATGGGATTATGATGTGCCTTCTTTGGCTATTTGGTCCGAAGTCATTCGAGTCTGCAAACCAGGAGCGCATCTTTTGTCTTTTGGCAGTACTCGCACTTATCACAGACTTATATCTGCTATCGAAGACGCCGGATTCGAAATAAGAGATCAACTCCAATGGCTATTTGGATCAGGTTTTCCTAAGTCGATGGATGTTTCTAAGGCTATTGATAAGATGCATGGCGCTGAAAGAAAGGTGATAGGGAATAACCCAAATCATAGAATGGGCGAATCTCTTGGCAAAGATCCTGGCGTGGCAATGCTTGGTCAACCACATACAGGCACAGGCACAATCACAGCTCCCGCAACAGAAGACGCTAAAAAATGGGAAGGATGGGGTACGGCCCTAAAGCCAGCCAATGAGCCAATTGTTTTAGCTCGCAAGCCCTTAAGTGAAAAGACTGTGGCGCTGAATGTGCTCAAGTGGGGAGTTGGTGCGATGAATATTGATGCGAGTCGGATCGCCGGAACAATTCAACAGGTGCCAAACCCCAAATTTCGCACAGGCAAGGATTTACATTTTAGATCTTCAGATGGGCGCAATGGTGAATTATTGAGATCTGAAGGCCGCTGGCCAGCAAATGTTTTGTTTGATGAAGAAGCTGCCAAATTGTTGGATGAGCAGAGTGGCGGCGCCTCCCGCTTTTTCTATTGCGCAAAAGCTAGCAAATCAGAGCGCAATCGTGGGTTTGAGGGTGAAATAAAAGAAAAAGAAGGCGCACGGCCAAATAGCGCTGATCCATCCGGCAAATTCCCAGACCATGACCACCGGCCGACAGGCGGCAATAATCATCCGACCGTGAAACCAGTAAAACTTATGGAATACCTCATCCGGCTCATCGCTCCGCCCGCATCTACAGTACTTGATCCATTTTGTGGAAGCGGAACAACGGGCGTTGCGGCAAGGTCATTGGGCTATAGTTTCATTGGAATCGAAATGAATCCAGAATATTGCGAAATAGCAAGGAAGCGCATTGGATCTTGACGCCTATGTTCAAGCAGCTATAGAAATAACCCCAACCAAAGAGTTCGATTGGAAATCAATTGCGTTCAATAAACAAATCAAATTCATCGAAGACTCGCACAGACTCAAAGCGACGTTCACAACGCGCAGAGGTGCAAAAAGCTATGCCGATGGTATTTATCTTATCAGAGACGCCTATGAAAATGCCGGGTGCAATTGCCTTTATCTTGGACTCACTAGACTCTCAGCTAAAGGAATTATTTGGAAAGACGTCCTCAAGCATATCAATCAACGGTGTGAGCTTGGAATCAAATTCCATGAAACGGAACTCACAGCTACCATGCCAAATGGTAGTGTCATTTACTGTGCAGGTGTAGACGTAGATGAAGATGAAAGAAAAAAACTATTTGGACGTAAATATAAGCTGGTCGTTATTGATGAAGCTGCCCTTTTCGGAATTGATCTCAGAGATCTGGTATATGTTGTACTTAGACCTGCGATTGCTGATTTACGCGGTACTATCGTTTTGTCTGGGATGGCTTCTAACATTACTCGTGGTCTGTTTTATGATATTACGACTGGTAAAGAAGCTGGTTGGTCTCTTCATCAGTGGTCTGCGTATGATAATCCTTACATGGCCAAACAATGGAAAGAGGAGTTAGATTTTATCAAAGAATACCAGCCGCATCTCATGAATACGGCTAGATTCAGACAAGCATATTTAAATGAATGGGTAGTAGATGAAGAAAAGCTCGTATATAAGTTTGATGAGGCGCGTAACCTTTATAGCGAGCTGCCTAGAAGTGCTCCTAATGGCTGGACTTACATTCTTGGTGTGGATACTGGTTGGGAAGATGATAATGCTTTCGTTCTAGCAGCTTATCACGATCATTATCCTGAACTTTACATTATTAAAACTTTCAATAAACCCAAAATGACCTTTGATCAAGTTGTAGAAAAGGTCCAGGAGTTCATGCGAGATGATTTATATCGACCCGCAAAAGTCATTATTGATGGAGCGAATAAACAAGGCGTTGAGTCAATGCGAGCAAGATCTAGCATCCCTTTTGAATATGCGGACAAACAAGACAAGGCTACGTTCATTGAAATCCTCAATGGAGATTTGGTCCAGGGGAAAATCAGAATTAATCAAACTTGCTCAGCACTCATTGGAGAATTGAAATCGCTTATCTGGAAATGTGATGGCGAAGAGATTCTTTTCCCCAAAAAAGAAGATCCAAGACTTTCTAATCATTTATGTGATGCTATGCTATATGCCTGGCGCAATGGATATCACTACACGTCGCGTCCAGAACCAATAAAGCACGCCTTTGGCACCGAAGGTTATTATCGGGAACAAGAAGAAAAACATCTTCAAGCTATGATGGAAAAGGTAAGGCGCGAAAAAGAAATACGCGAGAACAAGGAAAGCTTTGGATCATGGCAAACTGATCCAAAAGGCCTTAATCCTTGGCACAAATGGTAGAATAAAGACCATCTAATCAAGGGCATGAAGTTGCCCTTTCTTGAAAATAGCAGATGGCCTATCTCAAAAGAACCTGAAGAACGGGTTGTTAACGCTTCTTACGATAAACAAGTCCAAGATCATGTCATGGATGAGCTTCTAATAGCTCTTGAGCACAAAGATGCTCAAGGCTTTAGAGAAGCCATCGAAGCTCTTATTTACTCCATTTTTGATGAAGCTACGGAAGGATAATTTATGCCTTTAATGCATGGCAAGTCCAAGCGAGCCTTTGAGCATAACGTGGAAGCTGAGATTCACGCGGGCAAGCCTCAAAAACAAGCAGTGGCAATCGCTTATTCAGAACAACGAGAAGCTAGACGAAAGCATATGTCCTCAGGCGGATGCATGGGCCTAGGCTGTAAGCATCCTTCTCATTATTCCGAAGGCGGCGAAGTGGGTGAAAAAGAACATGATGAAGAAATGAAGCTTAAAAGCGAGGAGCGCAATCGTATGCACAAAGATTTTATGGATGAACATGAGCGAATCATGAGTCTACCTATGCCTAAAATGGCAGAGGGTGGGGAAGTTAATGAAATGGAAGATGGAGAAGAGCACGAAATGATGGATATGCTTGCTGATGAATTGATGCAGGCCATTGAGCGTAAAGACAAAAAAGAAATCTTAGAATCAATCAAAGCGATTGTTTTAAGCTGCAGGGAGTAAAAAATGTTAAGTGCCAAAGCTATGTCTGAAAAGATCAGAATGCGCAGAAAAAAGCTTGCTGAAGAAGGTGTGGATAACATGGTGGATACTGCTGCTTTGCCGCAAATGAATCCACAAGACATTTTAAATCTTAAGCAAAAAGCTCAGATGGAAGAAACAATGGATCTTCCAGAAAAGTCGGAGGCGCCCAGTGATCCAGCAGATGAGGATATCAACGGGACTTCTCAGAGTATGGCTGAGCTTAAAAAACAAATGGCTCGAATTGCTAAAATCTTTGATCGACTTGCGATGTAAAGATGCAAAAAGAAGAAATCCTATTTTCTCTTATGAAGCAATATGGCGTTTCTTATTTCAAGAACGTGGAGTTCGAAGTTCGAATGAACAAAGAATCCACAAAGCCCATCGAGCCATTAAAAGAAAAAGAGCCGCCTCACGCAGCCGCCGCTCCTCCAGTCAACGAAGAAATTCCTCATCACGTAAATGAAGTGGCCAAACTGCTGAAGCTTTCAGATGAAGAATTGGTGGATAAACTTTTTCCAGACTATTCGCAAATGACTAACTTGGAAGGTCAATAATGCCATCAATTGAAAAGATCAATGAAAAGCCGCCTTCAAAAGAAATTGTAGTTCAAACCAAAGCCTTAAAGAAGATGAAAGACATGGATCAGTCTTTCAAATGGTGGCTTGCTCAATCAGATGAAGAGCTAAAAGATCAGCTTCTTTCTACGACCAATTATCTTACAAAAGTCCATCAAATTCGCATCAGACAAGCCTCAATTTTTACTAGATTGTTTTCTGGTAAACCCCTTTACAACTATCTCGCGAATGTCGGCACACTTGATAATTCCCAACAGCTTCCCATTGGTAGACCTACGGCAAATGTTGTGTATTCTTGTACAGACACTCTCGTGTCAAGAATCACTCAAGACAAACCAAAGCCTGTGTTTTTGACTGACAATGGCCATTACAAAGAAAGACATCTGGCCATCACGCTCAATAATTTTATGCAAGGAGAGCTGTATAGAACTAATGCCTATGATTTAGGCGCTTTAGCTTTAAGAGATACATGTGTTTTGGGAAATGGGCTTATCAAAGTTTTTCCACAAGCAAAGAAGGTTCATCTTGAGCGTACTCTTGAGACCGAGCTTTTGGCTGATTATAATGATGCTTATTACGGTAATCCTAGAAGTCTTATCCAAAAAAAGCTAGTTGATCGAGGAATGCTTTTGTCGCTCATGCCAGACAAAGCAGATATCATTCTTAAAGCTCAAAATGGCAAAGTTGATAACACCCCTTTATCAACTGATACAGTTTCAGATCAATTTATTGTCTCAGAAGGCTGGAGACTTCCTTCTGGTGAAGATGCCAAAGACGGCAGACATGCAATCGTATGCTCTGCTGGTGTTCTTTTAGATGAGTCGTGGACTAAACCTACATTTCCTTTTGCAAAGCTTGATTACAATCCAAACGTTGTGGGTTGGTTTTCTCAAGGATTAGCTGAAATCCTGATGCCCACTCAGATGGAGATTTACAAACTTCTCATCGTTGCATCTCAATCTATTGAGCTCATGGGGGTGCCACGCATTCTCATTGATGAAATGTCTAAGATTTTAGAGACAGCGTTCAATAACAATATTGGTACCATTATCAAATACAAAACCAATCCACCTGAATTTATTAATGCTCAAAGCAATAGTCCAGAGATCTATGAATGGATCAAATGGCTTATTGAAAATGCATATCAAATGTCTGGCATTTCTGCCATGGCTGCAGCCAATAAAAAGCCAGCAGGTCTCAATTCAGGAGAGGCGCAAAGGGTTTATCTGGATAATCAAGACACAAGATTTGCAGCGCTGCAAAATAGATATCAAAAATTTTATACTGATTTGTCTTATTTGATCATCGATTGTGCCAAAGATATTGCTAAAGAAACTGGCGAATACACCACGGTCTATCCCAATCGAGATGGCACAAGAGAAATTGAGCTGCCAGAAGCTGCGATCTTGCGAGATACTTATGTCATTCGCTGTATGGAAGAATCATCTCTTCCTTCAGATCCAGCTGGACGCCAAGCGAGATTATCTGAAATGCTCGCATCAGGTGAAATCACCAGTGATGAATTCAGATTCTTGCGTCAAGATCCAGACTTTCAACAAACAGATTCACTTGCTAATGCATTGCGTGAACGTATTCTCTATGATTTAGATCAGATCGTTGAGAAGGGCAAAAAAGGCTATAACCCTCCAGATGTTTTCATGCTTGATCCAACAGATCTCGCAACGCGCTTAGTTACAAACTACATAAACAAATACGCCATTACCGATATTGAAGAATCAAAGATGCAGCTTCTAAGAGATTACTTTGTAGCGATTCAAAATATGAAAGCTCAGGCGGTACCTCAGGCGCCTCAGCCTCCTCCACAAGCTCAACCGCAACTTCCAGTGGCTCCGCCTCAGCCATCAGTTGCACCTACTTCTAACGTGCAAGTGTAAGCAGAAAACCAAAACAAGGAGAAATATATGCCTACGCATGAAGCAATCGTGAATACAGTCTTGCCCAAAGAAGTCGAAAAGCCGATTCCTATCAGGACAGTTTCTACCAGACCTAGACCAATGCCTAAGATCAATAAAGACCAGACGATCAAGGATAAGCTAGATAATCTGGCTGAAGATTCTGCCGGTAATGAAGAATCATTAAGATTATCGCCCAAGGCTTCAATTATCGCTCGCAGAGAAGCAGCTATCAGACAACGAGAGCTGTCTCTTAAAGAGCGTGAAAAAGAAATTGAAGAGAAATTGGCTAAAGCCGCTCAATTTGAGCAGCTAAAGTCAAAACTTGATGCCAAGGATTATTCTGAGGCTGAAGCTCTCGGTATGAATTATGAGGACTACGTTAAGTACACTCTTAATAAGACTGAGGCTGAAGATCCAAGGGATAAAAGACTTCAAGAGCTTGAGCAAAAACTCTCAAATTTCGAGAAGCAACGAGAAGAAAGCATCAATTCTCAGTTTGAAGAAACAAAGGCTGAATATCGTCAGCAGATAAACGAGATTGTTGCAAGCAATCCTAACTTTTCAAAAGTTAAAAAGATGAACGCTGAAGAACATGTGTTGCAGCTGATCATTGATACTTTTGATGAAGATGGGACTTCTCTTACTGTAACGAAGGCCTGCGAAATGGTTGAGGGCTTTTTAACAGAAGAGAAAAAGAAGTGGGATTCTTTGACAGAAGTCGAGCAGGAAATGGCTCGAAGGGTAGAGAATGAAAAACCCATGCTGCCAAAACCCACGATTGGAAAAACTTTAACTAACGAGATGATGGCTGGCTCGAATAACCGGCCACAAAAAAGCCTGCAGCATCTTTCTGATGAGGAAAGATATGCCGAAGCGCGAAGACGCGTTCTCGAAAGAAGGCAACTACAAGGAAGGTAATAAATGGGAACTCCCGCAAATCCCGCGATAGCGTATAGTAACGCAACAGATAATATCGCGATTCTAAAAGAACTCTATAGTGATGATGCATGGGTCATGAAAGACCTTGTGTTTGATAAAAACCCATTTTTGGCTATCTGTCCAAAAGATGAAACGGAAATGGGAATGGGTGGTAAGAGCTTTCCAGTGCCCGTTATGTATGACACTGGTGCAGGTCGATCTGCAGCTCTAGGCACTGCACAAACTTATCAAACAGCTCCGCAAACTGTAGAGTTTCAATGTACTCGCGTATCGAACTATTCAGTTGCAACTTTAACCAACGATTTCTTGCGCGCATCTAGTGCCAATATTGGTGCTTTCATGCCCGCAGCTGAATTGAACGTTAAAGCTGCTTTCCGTAACATCTCAAATGACTTAGGTCATGATATGTACGGAGATGGTTCTGGTACTCGTGGTACCTATGGTTTAGGTAATGGTTCAATCAGCACTGGTGTTATCACGCTTGATAACTTAGGCATGGTTTATCAATTTGCAATTGGTATGGCCTTGGTTAGCTTTTCAGTGTCTGGATTGACTCCTACGCAATCTACTGGAGCCAATCTTGGTTATGTAATTGCTGTTGATACTGGTCTTGGAACCGTAACAGTATCTGCCACTCAAGGCGGTGCTGCTGGTACGCCCACCGGTTGGTCAACATCATTTCCATACTTGGCACAAGCTGGTGACGTGAACTTCATTGCAAACGGTCTATCTTCTGCAAACATGCTTAAGATTGCAGGTTTGGGCGCGTGGATTCCGTCAGTTGCGCCTGGTGGTAGCGATAACTTTTTTGGTGTAAACCGATCAGTATCTCCTACCAAGCTTGCAGGCTTGCGCTTTGCAGGTGGTGCATCTGAGAGCATTCAAGATGCTTTGATTGATGCTGTGAACCAATTAGCTGCTCAGTCATCTGAAGCAGGAGATCCGGATTATATCTTGATCAATCCTGTTTCTTATCAGACTTTGGTGAAGCAATTAACTTCGCAAGCCAATTATGTGTCTGTGAAGCATGATGAGATCGACATTAGCTTTAAAGCACTTGTTCTGCCTACAGCTAATGGAGAGATTGCGATTTTGCAAGATCGTAACTGTCCTGCTCAAACAGCTTTTGTGATTACTCTAAAAACTTGGAAGTTGAGAAGCTTGGGTAAAGTTCCCCAATTCTTAACTTTCCCCGGTTTTTATGATCAACTTGGTTTTCCTGTGCCGGGAAGTGATGCAGTGGAATTGCGCGTAGGTTACTATGCTCAATTGACCTGTAATGCTCCTGGAGCAAATGCTGTTGTGCCTTTGCAACAGTAAAAATATTGGGCCTGGAGTAATCCGGGCCCTTTAAAAACAATTTAAGTATTGATCGCTTCGAACGAAGATCAGATTCTCGCCAAGACGCGCCAATAAATCATAACCATGTCCACATACGACTTCTTTCATGCGTCTTGTTTCGTGTCGTCTTGTTTCAATGCATATGATACTCGGTCCATCATGTCTTGGAATTCGAGTATTTTTCATTATTTCATAATCCATCCCCTCAAGATCAACATTCAGAAAATCTGGCCAAGGAATATTCAGATTCTCAATGAGAGTATTCAAACTTATGGTCGGCATAGATATTTGATCATTTACATACATTCCAAGCTTTTCTAGCTTTTTTACTTCTTTTTCACTGAAAGTATTAAGCCCACTGGTTTTATCAAACATCTTGAAAGTCATCTCTTTGCCAAAACCTATGGCAATATTGATATTCATATCTCCTGGACGATGAATATCAAATGTCTTTATTACGTGTGGATTGGCGTCTATATTTATGCCTCGGGAACCTCGTTGATAAAGCAAAGCAGTGTTGCTGATATGAAAAGGATGATTAGCTCCCAAATCCAAGTAACTTGGCTTGTCAATGCCGATAAGTTCGAAAAGATTGATGATAAATAAATCGTCACCGTGTTGAGCATAGCTAATTGGTCCCCATCGTTGTCCTGATCCCATCTCCATTACAAAAGTCCTTTTTTTCTTATTTTCTCAAATACATCGTCTGCCGTAATCGCATCCAGACATTTTGGAGTCGCATAGCCAAGTGGGCATTTATCCATCCAGTTATCCTTAATCCAAAAGCAAGCTTCTTTACATACATTAGATCTGATGTTCACATTCTTTTTATAACCATAAAAATAATCTGGCGTTGGACCAAAGAGTACAATGCATGGAATGCCTAATTTTGTGGCAACATGCACAAGACCAGAATCTCCATCAATATGAAACTTAGATTTTTCAAGTATTTTAATGGCCTCAAGAATGGTGGTTTTATTCAAAAGACACTGATCCACTCCATCGATTTCGCGGCCAGTCACAGCGCCCAGTTGAATAATGGTGGCATCGCAGCTATTTTTGATCAATCGAACAAGTTTATTCCAATAATCCCATTTCCATTGCTTTGTGCATCTCCCGTGGACAATGGATTTATTATTCACATCAAAGCCATCATGAATCGTGATCTGCATTTATTAGCCCCAATGAATAAAGCACAAAATTTCGCCTATTAAGATTCTTTTCTTGCGCATGTTGGCATAGCAAAAAGTCTTGACGCGGATGATTACAGCAAAGACTATAGAGTTCAGGCTCTTTAAGAAACAATTCTTGCTGCTTTAAGAAAAGCTCTTTTTGTTGTGGCATTAAAAAACCAGAAAACTGCTCTGAGAATCTGAATCTAGCAATAGTATTGAATTCTAAATGCCAGCTTATAAGGGGCAAGCCGCGCATGGCAGGAAGATCACTAAAATATTCAAAAACTTCTAGATGCTCAGTAAAAACCACAAATTGATAGAATTTGTGCAGCTCTTCTAAAGCTTCAATACTCATGACAACATCACCGATGCCGCCGGTTAAATGAATTGGAATGAAAGTAGGATTTATGGCTCTGAAATATTTTGCGACATTTAACTTTTGTCTCTCAACATCGATCATTTCGTCTAATCGATCCAAGTCATTCTCCTTATAAAGACCAAATAATCCCTATTGTAGTCCTATGTATTTCACCTAGGACAAGAAGCCGAAGTATGGGTGCCCCACCCTTCAAGCGGTAATTAAATCTTTGGGGAATAGGTGGAGCTCTTAAATGGGACATAATTTAGGCAACAACTATGGTAAATTTTATAGTTTTCAATCAAAACCAGTAATCTTAGATGCTAAATGGACAGTGTCAAGCACTGATACTGGTGGCAATGGAACAATCAATGTTCGTGGTCAAGGCATTAAGAATGTTTTCATGCATACTTCTGCTACTCCTTCGGCCAGCAATCCGAATCCAGCATCCGGATATATTTTGATCGAATTGGCTTACAATTACACTCGGGTTTATGGGGGTCCTTGGAATGTCAGACCTCCTGTAACTGGCGGTAACCTTGCAATTAATGGATCAGCCTTAACTGCTGGTCTTCCTTATCAGATTGTTTCAGTGGGCGTGGGCACAGCTGGTTCTGCCACGATTCAACCGATAGCCGATGTTTCTGGGTCTCTTGCCAGCACCTGGTTTAAACTCTTTGACGCTTACGGCAATACTTTCATCATTTGGTTTAAGGTTTCAGGCGTTGGATCTGCTCCATCTGGAGTATCAGGTACTTTGGTGCAGCAAAGCATCTCAACAAATGATACTGCAGCCACAATCGGCACGGCCCTTGTAACCACGATTCAGAATTTGCCGTCTGGCATTTCTGGAGTAAATTCTTTCACAGCCTCTGGCACTACAACTGTGACTGTAACTAGCACCACTACAACTCCTTTAGCTGGTCCTCCGGCTGATGGCGTTATTCCCACTGGGTTTACTTTCAATATCGTGAATTTTACTACCAATCTATCTGATTGGCAGCATGTAGGTGTGCCTAAGGGCGTTACTCCTGCAGTCGATGTTAGCTTTATTGCTACAGCTGCTGGATATTCAACTGGTGGTGGATCAACAGGCCTTGTGAAGGCGCTCACAACTTCTGGAATTACTGATGTTGAGATTTTAGGTGATCCTAACTTAAGTCTTGCTCCAATTCCCATAGGTGGATCACCAAATAGTGGTGGTTGGATTTTGCTGCAAACTTTGGCTCCTTCGAGCTCAAGCGTAACCACTAGGGTTCCAACGGCTCCGGCTGATGGATCCATTTTCTATATGCAATTCTTGCTCGAACAAGCTGCACGCGTCGGTGGCAATAACGAGTAAGATCTTAAAAAAGATTAGAGGGTTCAAGGATGAACTCTCTTTCTATTTAAAGGAGAGTTGATGTCAGTACTTTCCTCAATACCTAGTCAAATTGTTATTACGACAGGCAATGGGCAAATCTATCTTTCTTGGAGTCAGGTCTCAGGCGCCACCGGATATTCAGTGCAAAGATCCACAACTGGACTTCAGGGCAGCTATTCAACCGTTGCAACTCCATCAGTCAATAATTTTCTTGATAATACTGTTACTGTTGGCACTCAATATTGGTATCAAGTAGCTTCAATCAGCTCAGCCGGTACAAGTTCATACAATTCAAATGGATCTAACAATCTTCCGCTCACTATCACGCCCTGTTTACCAGGACAAATTAATCTTGGTTATTTGAGATATCATTCAAGGCTTCATGCCGACATGATAAAAAGTCAATTTCTCACCGATGATGAATGGAATTTCAATATCAATCAAAGTGCCAATTCTCTCTATGATGAATTGATCACGCATTTTGGAGATAAATATTTCTTAGCTCCGCCAGTTCAAATCCCAACAGCCACGTTCACAGTCTCACAAGGAATGGCTTTTGTGCCACTTCCTGACGGGAGTCTTTATAGCAATGCTCAAGCCTTTTTTAAAGTAACAGGCGTTGATGTATCCGTGAATCCTGGCAATGGGCAATGGTTTACTTTGCCAAAATTCAATTGGATTGACAGAAATAGATATTCAACACTCCAGCTTTCTGGAACCGTGCAAAGCATTTATGGACTAGCCTATTGTGATTTTGGATCAAATCTTTATTTCATTCCTCAACCACAAGCCTCTTTATATGTGCAGCTTTGGTATGTGCCTATCTTGACTCAGATGCTGAAAGACACTGACATGATGCCTTTTAGCATCTCTGGATGGTCAGAATATGTGATTGTTGATGCGGCAATCAAGGCTTTAACTAAAAGAGAATTCTATGAGCAAGCACAAGTTCTCATGTCTGAGAGAAATATTCTTTTAGAGCGCATCAGAGCCACTGCTTCTAACCGAGATGTTGGTCAATCCAATACAGTTTCCAATACGAGAGCTAGATGTGGAGATCAAAACTTTGGATCATTTGGTGGTTTTGGCACATCTGGATTTGGTAACGGATTTGGTTGGGGTGGTTGATGGCATTACCACTAATGCAGGATTGGGAAAAAATTCAGACAAAATGGAAATCTCAGCTAGATCCAATTTTAGCCAATCCATTAAACAATAGCTCTATCTTACAAAATATTTCTCTTCTTAATGGAGTAACCGTTATCAATCATAAGCTTGGCAGAAAAATGCAAGGCTGGTCTATTGTTGATATTCAAGGGACTGCAACAATTTACAGATCAGCACCAATGAATGATTTAACGCTTACTTTGACCTCTAATGCCGCAGTTATTGTTAATATCGAGGTGTTCTAATGAGTAATACCAATCCAACTGTTTACATGAATCTTCCAAATCCAGTTCCTGGAGTAGATCCAGGACCTGATTGGGCTGACAATTTATCTGCCTGCATGATTATTTTGGATCAACACAATCATAGCTCTGGCTCTGGGCAACAGATTCAACCAAATGGCTTGAATATCAATTCAGATCTCACATTTCAAAACAACAATGCCATCTTGTTAAGAAGTGCTAGATTTTCTCCTCAATCTGTTCCAATTCCAAACTCTGGATCAGATGTAGGATGTCTTTATGTTTCTGGTAACGAGCTTTATTACAATGATGTGACTGGTGGCAATCAAATCAAAATAACCACAAACGGCTCTGTGAATGCCGGTGCTGGCTCTATCACTGGCCTTCCATCGGGCACTGCATCGGCAAGTTTTGCTGGAGGCACATTTATTTGGCAGTCGGCCACAGCGACGGCCGCTAATATGGATGCCGGAAGCTATGTCTTTAGAAATTCTTCTGCAAACTCTAAAGGACTAACTCTCCAACCTCCGAATGCCATGGCAGCAGATTATTCAGTTACTTTGCCATCTTTGCCTGCAATGCAAAGTTTTATGACATTAGATAGCAGTGGAAACATGGCAGCTCCATGGACAGTAGATGGAGTGACAATTCAAATCATTGCAAATCAATTGGTTGCCACTACACAACTAACTGCTGCATCTCAAACTGAAGTCAACGTGGGCACAAACACGACCAAATTTGTGAATCCTTCTACTTTAGCTGGACGCACGAATGTGGCCATTTTTAATGTTGCCGGCACTTATACGTGGACAGCGCCAGCGGGATGCAATGAAATCGTAGTATGGGGACGAGGTGGTGCTGGAGGTGGTGGTTCAGGTACTGGCAACTCAGCTCCAGGCAATCAATGTGGCGGGGCGGGTGGTGGAGGATCCGCAAGCTATTCTCTTCCATTAACAGTAACTCCAGGCACTCAATACGCGATTGTTGTAGGCGCTGGGGGTGCTGGCGGGGCTGCACAAACAAACAATACATCTAATGGCAATAATGGCAGTAATGGATCTGCATCAAGTTTTAGCACTGTTCAATTTAAGAACATCGGGCTTGGTGGAGGCGGCGGTCAACAGGGCAGCTCTTCTAGCGGCGGCAGTGTGCAATTCAATCCTGTGGCCGGTGCTGGCTCTGGATCAAGCGCTGGAAATACTCCAGGAAGCACTGGTGGTGGAAGTATTTTTGCAGCAGGCGGTGCAGGCGGCGGTATAACCGGTGCTGCGTCAGGTGGTGGTGGTGGCGGCGCTGGAGACGGAGCAGGTGCCGCTGGTGCTGCAGGCATTCAAAGTTCAGTAGGTCCTGCTGGCGGAGACGGAACAAATGGTGGAGGCGGCGGTGGATCTGGCGCTACGGCCTCAGAAAATAGTGCTCGCGGAGGCAATGGTTCTGATGGCCAGATTATCATTGTTTATGAAAACGTTTCGATAACTAACACAAATACGTAAAGGTGATTCTTTGTTTGAAAGAAGGGCTGCAGCAATAAATTTTTCCAATGGACTTAATACCAAGGCAGATCCTTGGCAAATTCCCGCTGGTCAATTTTTAGAGCTAACCAATACTGTTTTTACAGAAGCTGGGCTTTTAAAAAAAAGAAATGGTTTTCCTGAACTTGGTACTATTTCTGGCTCTCCCTCATATATAACCACATTCAATGGTAATTTAACTGCAGTGGGCACATCACTTCAGGCTTTTTCTCAAGCTTCGCAAACTTCTATTTCCAAAGGCAATATGCAGCCATTGACTTTGTCAACTTTGGCTGTGGCTAGATCTGCTTTTAATCAGACACAATGCGATTCAGTGATAGCTCAAAATGGGCTTGTTTGTACCGTCTATACCGAAGTAAATAATGGCACGGCTAGCTACAAATATATTATAGCTGACTCAACCACTGGGCAGAATATTGTTTCCCCGACTGTCATTCCGGTTTCTTCTGGAACAGTGACTGGGAGTCCGCGTGTATTCTTGCTCGGTGGTTATTTCATTATTGTTTTCACTAATGTCATTTCTGCAGCATCTCATCTGCAATATATTTCAATTTCAGTGAGCGCACCGACAAATGTCTCTGCAAATACTGATATTGCTGCCTCATATGTTTCAGCTAC